ATGACAACCCACACAAACACCACAATCACCGTATACGAACCCAACTCCCCCGCACCCATCACAGACGCCACAAACACAGGCAACCCAACACTCATACGCCAAGCACTCGCACACAAAATCGCCACCGTCATAGACGACCCCAGAACAGGCGACACAGCACTCACAAAACTCACCGCACAACTCATACAAATCACAGACCAACTCGCCACAACACAAAACGAAAACACACAAACACACACCACCGACATTCCAAACGAAACACAAACCTGGGACGGCATCTAAAAATGAGCGAAAAACACCTCAGCGAAATCGCCGCCCACCTCACCCTCCCAGAAAACATCACACACACCGCCTGGCCGCCAGTCAAACGCCGCCTCCAAGAAATGCAATACCCCCTCGACACCTGGCAACAAGACTGGCTCAAAGCAATCCTCGCAAAACGAAACGACGGCCACTACGCCGCCAGCATCGACGGAATCCAAGCCAGCATCCCACGGCAGGTCGGCAAAACATACACAATCGGCGGCCTCACATTCGCACTCGCCACCCTCCACCCCGACTACTTCGTACTCTGGACCGCACACCGCACACGCACCGCAGACGAAACATTCAACGACATGAAAGGAATGGCACAAATACCCAACATCACCCCGTACGTGAACAAAATACGGCAAGCAAACGGGCAACAAGCCATCCTCTTCAACAACGGATCACGAATCCTGTTCGGAGCCCGTGAAGGCGGATTCGGACGAGGATTCCACGGCGTAGACATGATCCTCTTCGACGAAGCCCAAATCCTGGGCGCAGCCGCACTAGACGACATGATCCCCGCCACAAACACGGCCCCGGACCCGCTCATCATCAAAATCGGAACACCACCAAAACCAAAAGACCCGTCCGAAGCATTCAGCGAATTCCGCAACCTCGCCTTGCAAGGCGAAATAAAAGACGGCCTCTACCTCGAACTGGCCGCCGACTACGATGCCAACAGCGACGACCGGAGGCAATGGGAAAAAGCAAACCCATCATACCCGCGCCGCACACCCGAATCCGCCATTCTAAGAATGCGGCGGCAGCTCGGAGAAGAATCATTCCGACGTGAAGGCCTCGGAATATGGGACCGCGCCAACGACAGACTCGCAATAGACCCAGTCGCCTGGAACACCGCCACAATACGGCCAGAAAACACACCATCTGGCATGCGGTGGTGCGCCGCAATCCGATTCGCACCCGACGGATCAACATGCGCCCTAGCCAGAGCAGGACACAAAACTAACACTCCCACACACGTCGAACTCTGCACGCACCAAGGCGTCCGCCGCATGAACGAAGGCACACAATGGATCATCGACTACATTGCGGACACAAAAGACAGATGGGCACAAATCATCGTAGACGGAAAATACGGTGCCGGAGACACAATCGAAAGACTACGCGCCATCGGAGTACGCCCCCAAGTCATCATCACCCCCACAATCACGCAAATCATAGACGCCTACAGCATGCTAGACGCCTCACTACGCGAAAACACAATCACCCATTTGGATGATATGCAGTTGCGGACCGAGGCCGCGGCGGCGACACCACGCCCAATCGGAACATCGGGAGGATGGGCACTACAAGCGCCGCCCGGCGCCACCGTAGCCGGCCTAGAAGCATGCACGCTCGCAATGTGGGCCGCACGCACAACAAAACGAAGGCCCCGTTACAAGCCTTATGATAAAATCGAAAACGCCAATAGTAGAAATGATCGTGGCGGCGGAGTACTGTTCCTATGACTGAAATTTATCCTGACGACGGACGACTCGTTAACGCTACGCCGGCACCAACTCGCATTTCCGGACTCCCCGACGACGACCGGGTAACATTCCTGCAACTGTGGCAGAAATGGCAGCAGCACTCAAACAAAAACAAACTGCTCTCCGTCTACTATGACGGCCACCGCGCTTTCCAAGACCTCGGTATCAGTATTCCACCGCAAATGACACGCACCAAAGCCGCATTGGGATGGCCTCAGAAAGTCGTCACCATGCTCGCCAGGAGGCACGTATTCGAAGGCTACTCCCTGAACGGCGCCCCCGACGCCTTCGAAGCAAACGAAATACTCTCCGCAAACAACTACGATCTCGATCTCGCCCAAGCGATCACTTCAGCATACAAGCATTCTTTCTCGCTACTCACAGTGACGCGGGGGGACGAGACCATTGGTGAGCCGCCCGTCGTAGTGCAGGCCCGTGACGCAGAATGGTCCGCCGCGCTTTGGGACACTAGGCGTCGCATAATCGAAGCCGCACTCACAATCGATCAGACCAACAAGTACGGGCAGCCGACAGGCGCCATCATGCACACCTCCACCGCCATTTGGCGAATCGACGCCAAAGAAAACGGTGGTGGGTGGAAGGCTGAAAAGCTCGGAGACACCCCCGACCGCATTTTCGTTGAAGCACTCTGCTACGATCCGCAGCTGAACCGTCCTTTGGGGCACTCGCGAATCACCCGTGAGGTAAGATATCTCACAGACGCGGCGGTGAGGACAATGGTCCGTGCGGAAACCTCCGCAGAATTCTTCTCCTCACCACAGCGGTATGTGCTCGGGGCGGAAAGAGCGGATTTCGCCGGCCAAGACAGGTGGTCTGCAATCATGGCCCGCGTCCAAGTGTTGGAGCCGAACGAAAACGGGGACATCCCGTCGGTTGGGCAATTCTCACAAATGACCATGAGCCCGCACCTGGAAATGTACCGGCAGCTGGCGCAGAATTTGTGTGCAGCCACAAACCTGCCTCAGTCCGCGATCGGAATATTCGCAGACAACCCCTCCTCAGCCGAGGCTATGCAGGCGTCCGAGGCGGCGCTCGCGGACGAAGCCGAATATCAGTGGCGTATTTTCACCGCCCCATTGCGACGCACGCTGCAGAACATTATTATGGTTCGGGACAAGCTCGACGAACCGCCACAGGAGTCGTGGAAAACCTCGGTGAAGTGGACCCCTGCCCGCTATTCCTCGCCCTCATCTGCCGCCGACTTCGCAGTCAAAATGGTGTCCGCGTTCCCATCATTGCAGGAGTCGCAGACCCTCATGCGGCGTGCCGGACTCACCGAGGACGATCTCGCAGACATTAACGCCGAGAATCGCAAAAAGAATGCGGTTTCATTGCTCGATCGCGCTCTTGCCGCCACTAACAACGAGAATGCGGACGAGAATGACGAGAACACCGAAAACGATGACGCAGCCAACAATAATGGCGACGATAACGCCGACGATGCCGCCAACAATATCGGCAACAACGGCAGCGGCAATAACCTGGGCCTTAATAACGCGCCCAACACAAGGAACCGGGTTAAGCGCAATATCAAACTGCCTAGCGGCACCAAAACACCAATAAACTAACACTTATTATGCTGTCAACTGCAGAAATCGGGGCATACGGGCGAGCGGTAGACTCACTCGTCACGCTCGCCCAAAATGATCTACACACGTTCTGGGCGCACGCCGCTAGACAACGCCCCGAACAAGCCCGCGACCTTCTACTCGAAATCATGCCCGCCCTCGTCGACCAATACGGCAGTGCAGCCGCCGCAATCGCCGACGAATGGTACCGAGACATGCGCCTAGACCAGGACATTCCCGGCGACGCCCCCACAGTACAAACCTCACTCACACCACAGGGCGAAATCGACGACAGTGTCAGATTCAGTGCGGGCGCACTATACGCCGGAAACCCCGACATCGCCCTATCCTATTTGACGGGGGCGCTCATCCGATACGTCAGCGACGGCGCCCGCTCACAAATCGTAGACATGACATGGGCCGACCCGGAAGCCATGGGCTGGGAAAGACGAACACGCAACCCACAAGCATGCAATTTCTGCGTCATGCTCACAATGAACGAATGCTACTACCGCAGCCGGGGCACCGCATCATTCGGGGCGCACGACAATTGCAAATGCGTCGCAGTCCCCGCATGGGACCCGACCTCCCGCGAAGTCCCCGCGAAAGCATACGCGCTCGCAGCGAGGCACAAAACTGAGAAAGGTCGTAAACGTCATCGTGAACTCGTCTCCTCGTGGATAGACACACACCAAGAGGAGCTCGCAGAATGGCGCACTAGGCCAATCGAATGATTGTGCTACAATGCATAAACAAAGGCCGCTAGACGAAAAGCTGCAAAGCCCAGAATAGTTGCCTGAAAATATCACAATAACCGCACGGTCAAAATATAGGAAACGCCCAATGAGCGAAAACGCCGCAAGCGACACGTCAGCCGACAACAGCGCCACTAACGACGACAATGCCCCCAAGAGCGGGGACAATACTGCTGCTAGTAAGCCTGAAATCGACTGGAAGAGCGAATCTCGGAAGTGGGAGAATCGCGCCAAAGAGAACAAGCGCGCCGCCAACGAGCGAGACGAGCTCGCCAAGGCCATCGGCGACAAAGACGCCACAATCGAAGCTCTAAAGGCCAAGGTGGCAGATTTCGAAACTGCCGCCAAAGTCCGCGAATGGTCCGCCAACGCCGCCGCAGAGCACGGTATCAGCGCCGATTTGATCCGAGGAACAACCGAGGATGAAATCAACGCTCATGCTGCCGCAATCGCCAAGGCACTCCACGACGCTAAGCCGTCCGTTGCCCCCGTGGTCCCACAGGCCGGAGCCACGCCCAACAATGACGGCAAAAATCTTGCAGAATTCGCTCGGAACGTTTTCGCCGGCGACTAAACACACTAGCCGCAATTCTAAGAATAAGATACTAGAAAGAAACGGAAACCAACTAAAATGGCCGTGTTTGATTCAGGCAAGGCGAAGGTCCTCATGCCTCGGCAGATCGCCGACGGTATCATTACTCGCACCCAGAGTCTCTCCACCGTCGCTAAGCTCAACGGTGGAATTCCCATGACCTTCGGTGACGTGGATATTATCACTTTCGATAATTTCCCGCGCGCCGAGTTCGTGGACGAGGGCGCCGAAAAGGCTCCCACCTACGGTGAATTCGGCTATGTGACCGCTAAGCCGCACAAGGCTCAGGTCACTATGCGTTTCAACGAAGAGGTCCAGTGGGCCGACGAGGACTATCAGCTGGACGTCCTCAACCAGCTCGCCCAGAAGGGCAGTGAGGCGCTTTCCCGGGCCCTTGACCTCGGCCTTTACCACCGTGTTAACCCGCTGACGGGTGCCGTTATTGACGCGTGGACCAACTACCTGACCTCCACCACCAAGAATGTTGAGATTGGCACCACGGAGATGGACCAGGCGATCCGTCAGGCCGCTGGTCTGCTTATTAACGACAATGCTGCGCCTATTACGCCGACTGGCCTTGCGCTTGCCCCGTCCGCAGTTTGGGCGCTCGGTAGTCTCCAGACCAAGAATGCTGACGGGTCTCCTTCGGGCACGCCGCGTTACCCGCAGATCGGCCTCGGTGTCGACATTGATAACTTCATGGGACTCCCGTCCGCCGCTGGAAACACCGTTGCTGGCAAGCCCGAGGCGACCGCCGCCACCAATGTCGAGGGCATTGTTGGCGACTTCGTCGACGGTATTCGGTGGGGAATTCAGCGGTCCCTGCCGCTCGAGATCATTCGTTTCGGTGACCCGGACGGTCAGGGTGACCTTAAGCGTCGGAACCAGATTGCTCTGCGTCTCGAGATTCTGTACGCCTGGTATGTTTTCCCGGACAAGTTCGCGACGATTAAGACCAAGGCCGCATGATAAAATCGCCGTAAACAAACACAACCCATCCAAAACAAAATTTTTTCCAGGGGCGATTCCGGAAATGCGATCTTACAAGCACCGAGACCACGACATTGTGATTCATCTCGCAGACGACCACAATGTGGCGCTCGGAGACGAATACGACGAAATCACTCCCGGGAATGATGACGCCGGCGAGGCAGACGAGCGCGCCTCCTCCTCTTCTTCCTCTCGTACTGCCTCGCCGGCACCTGCCCCTCGTCGGGGACGAGGTCGCCCTAGGAAGACGGTAAAGTGATTCCCGAGGATATTATTCCGTTTGCCACGGTCGAGGACTTGGAGGCGCGGTGGCGGGCGCTCTCGGACAATGAGCGTATTCGCGCCGACGTACTCCTCGCCGACGCAACCGACCTTATCGTGTCGAAATGCCCCCGATGGGAATCCGCTACCCCTCGCACGCGAAAAAGAGTGACGTGCGCCGTGGTGCGTCGCGCAATGCAGGGAGGCGATGCTATCGGCGGCGTCACAGACAGTGGCGGCGGAATCTACTCCGAGCCCCACGGAATTATCGCATCAGAATCACACACGACCGGCCCGTTCTCCGACCAGTTCACGTATCAGAATCCTGAAGGCGGCCTCTACCTGAAACGTGAGGAAAAAGATGCTCTCGGAGGTTCTGGCGGCGCGTTCGAGGTAGATCTCTTGCAGGATTATGATGTACGATCCGTCACCGATCAGATGATTGAAGACATTAACGCGATTAGTGGGCAGGAGCCGTAATGCTGTCCGGATACGTGCCCGTTACGCGTCGCAGGCGAGGCCCAGAGTCGAAGGATCAGTACGGCAATCCTGTGCCGGGGCAGTGGGAAAATATTGCTCTGCCGCCCGCGGTGTTTGCGCCGGCTACATCTACTGAGCCGATCAGTGCTGGGGCAATGCCCGTCACCGTGCCCGCCGCCCTTTATTGGCGGAATACCACAATCGACGTGACCGCAGAAGATCATCTCATTGTAGACGGCATAGAATACCGTGTCGAAGGTCGCCCTTCACCATACCCTAAAGGGACAGTTGTGCAGATTCGCGCCAACGAAGACAAGGTGAGCGAATAATGCCGAAAGTAAAATTCCAGCTCAACCGTGACGGTGTCGCCGATCTTCTGCGCGGCCCCGACGTAGCCCGGACCGTAGCGCTCGAGACTGGGCGCGTAGCCAACGCTGCCGGGCGGGGGTTCGAGGGTGAGACGACGCATGGAAATCGTACCCGCGGGTACGTTAGGGCGCGCACCATTGCCGCAATGCGCAGACAGATGAGGGAGCACACGTTGGAGCGTGCGATCGGCCTCACAATGGGTGGAGGCGGGAAATGAGCCCAACATACTATCGCGCCCCGACAGTGCCGGACATAAAGAAACGCCTCATGGACTTTCTGTCCACACACATGAGCGTGCCGATCGTGGCCCGCAGACCTGAAAATCCGGATCGTCCCGCCGCATTCATTCGAATCCTCTCAACAGGAGGTACCGGAGTTACACGGAAAGCGCTCTGTACCGCGTTGGAGACGATCGACACCTACGCGCAGTCGTCGGGTGAGGCGATGAAAATCGCGTGCGAGGCCGTGAATGTGGCGCACACTATGCCGAATTATCAGGATGGTATAGTGATGGTACAATCATCCTATCCGATAGAAATGCCCGATCCGGATACGTCTCAGGCGAGGGCGACTGCAACATTAACAATTACAGCACACAGGTGAACAAATAATGGCTGTTAACGCTGACAATGCACTCATTTTCTCGTCCGACAATGACGCGCTCTGGCTGGGCGACTATGTCGAAAAGTTTGGTGAGAAGGTCACGTCGCTCACCCAGGACCTCTCCGGTGTGACCGGTCTCACCAATGTTGGGTGGATTAGTGAGGATGGGTTCAAGCTCACCTCCGACGACTCCGTCACCAAGATCAAGGGACATCAGGGCCACGGTGTCGTCAAGACATTCCTTGACTCGTCGGAGACGACTTTCAGTGCTACTCTCCTGGAGACCATGCTCGCCCCACTCTCTTGGTATCTTGACGCTACCAGCGAAAAAGTCGAGGAGGGCGGCGCCACCAAGGGCGTGAAGATCACCGCCAAGTCTTCCCGTAAGGTCAAGCTTCTCTGCGGTGTCGCCGATTTCTTCGACGTTTCTGGCGTGGGTGCGCAGATTCGTATTGTTTTCCCGCGTCTGGAGCTCGGTGAGCGTGGCGAGATCACTTTTCAGCAGGCCGAGATCACCGGATACGAGTACAACCTCTCCGTGCTGGGCGATTACATTATCTACTCCGACCACAAGGCCCTGCTCCCCGCCTGACATTCAATGCTTCCCCGCTATTTCGTGTTTCGGATGGGTTGTCGCGGAATAGCGGGGAAGATCCAAAACAAACACAACCCACCCACTTTATAAAACAATTTTGAGGACAACCCATTATGTCTGACAAGGATACGAAGAGCAAGGCAAAGGCCGCTGGAGCTAAGGCGCCGGCTGACAGGCTCGCCAAGGCCGAGGCCACACGTGACCCCATTCACGTGGACTACGAGGGGATCGAGTTCGATATTCCCCCGGAGGCTTTGGAGGACTTCCGCGCGTTCGAAGCCCTCGACGCCGGTAACCCGTTCCCACTTTTCCGCCTCATCGTGGGCGATCACAAGGATGAGGTCTACTCTGCTCTGGAGGACGAGAATGGTCGTGTTCCGATCGACGCGGTGACTGACTTCATGCAGTCAATCGTGTCCGAGGTGGGTGCGGGAAACTGACGATTCTCCCACCACTGCTCCGTGAGTATGGGTGGGAGATAGAAGCCGACCTGCAACGGTACTACAATACTGATCTTCTCGATCTATATCGTGGCAGAATAACCCCCAGGCGCATAATGGCGCTCATTGGTGGTCTTCCGCCCGGGTCAACATTTGACCGGGCGCGAGGCGGAGACAGATACTGGTCCGACGAAGTCGCCGCCACAATAATGTCAGCACACAATATCCAGAGCACATTGCTTGCCGTCAATGGGGTCAAGAAAGACAAGTGGCCCGAAGCGCCAAAACCTCCGGCCGAAGGGTACCGGGAAACCGGTAACCCCAGAGTGTCAAGCAAGCACGCTAAAGCACAGAAAGCTAAGGGTGAGAAATGGCTTGCACGGTACGGCAGCTGAGCCGCGTTTCTATCGGATAGTGTAAAATGGTTCACGCCAAGACAAACATGAAAAATTGTTTAATTGGCGTGAACCATTTTCGCTGCACATGATTTCGGAGAGGTATCGATGGCCGGATATGATCTCGGGACCGCATGGATTCAGATCAGCCCATCCGTGCGAGGCCTCGCCCGAAGTATCAATAGCGAAATCGGTAACGTTGACACTGGGCCGGCTGAGAGAAAGATCACGTCAGGCCTGGGTGGTGCGTTCAAATCGGTGGCAAAAGTTGCCGGAGCCGCCCTTGGAGGACTCGCTATCGGCGGCATTGCAGTTGCGTTCGGCGGCGTCGCAAAAGAGGCATTCAATGCTGCCGACGCTACAATCAAATTCAAGCAAACGCTCGCATTCGCCGGTAAAAGTGCGGACGAAATCAACGCGCTCACAAAAAGCACGCGCTCCTACGCGGATCGCACAATTTACGAGCTCGACGACATTCAGTCCATTACCGCACAGCTTGCATCCAACGGTGTAAAAGGTTACGATAAGCTTGCTGAGGCCGCGGGTAACTTGAATGCTGTTGCGGGCGGAAATGCGCAGACGTTCAAAACTGTCGGCCTTGTTATGACGCAGACCGCGGGCGCCGGAAAGCTCACCACCGAGAACTGGAACCAGCTTTCCGACGCGATTCCTGGCGCGTCCGGTAAATTGCAGGAAGCCATGAAAAAGAATGGCGCCTACACTGGCAATTTCCGGGAAGCCATGGAAAAGGGTGAGATTACTGCCGAGGAATTCAACCAAGCAATCCTCGATCTCGGTATGGAGGACGTGGCCATTGAGGCCGCTACATCCACCAAAACCTTGGAGGGTGCTTGGGGGAATTTCAAGGCCACCCTTGTGACCGGGGCGCAGGAAATCGCCGAAAAAGCACTCCCTTGGATCACCGCATCCCTTGACGCCATGAGCAAGGGGTTCGAGAAAGTATTCAATTGGGTAAGCAATTCGTTCATTCCTAGTATTACGAATGCTTTCAACATTATCCGCAAGGGTGATTTCACCGGCCCGATTTTCTCGTTCGAGGAAGACTCGAGTTTCGTTGATTTCCTTTTCCGCATGCGTGATGCTGCCGCCGCAGCTGGGGAATGGATCAACAAGACGCTCGTCCCGTCGTTGAAGAATCTTAAAGATTTGCTTCTGTCCGGTGATTTCACGGGGACGATTTTCGGATTCGACAAAGACTCCGGAATCATTTCCTATATCACCAATGTTCGCAACAGTTTCGTCGAGCTCGGCAAATTCATTGTCGGGACGCTCGTCCCCGGCATTGCTACTGCTCTCAGCACCATCGCGAACAGCAGTCTCGTCCAATTCATGGAGAATTTGACCGTCGCTATTCTCAATAGCAAGGTGGCGGTTTATAGCATTGCGGCCGCGTTTACGGCATGGAAGGCCGTCATGGTCATGTCCTCAATGCAGCAATGGTTGAATGACATGGAAGGCGTAGCCGGTGTCGCCGGACGTGTCACCACGGCTATTAACGCGATGACTGTGGCGAAGGTTAAAGACGTGGTCGAGACCGCGCAGCTCAACCTCATGTACGCCGGCGAATTCCTGTCGAATATTGCGCGAGCGACGACGCAGATCACGATGCAGGCGGTTGCTTGGGGTAGGGCCACGGCAATGATGGTCCTCCACAAGGCGGCAACAATCGCCTCAACCGCGGCACAGTGGGCATTCAACGCGGCAATGGACGCCAACCCAATCGGCCTTGTTGTGATCGCTATCGCAGCATTGGTCGCGGCAATCATTGTGGCATGGCAGAACTCCGAAACATTCCGGAATGTCGTCATTTCCTGCTGGGAAGCAATCAAAACGGCCGCCGGCGCTGTCGCCGATTGGTTCGCCGCTAATGTGTGGCCTCTTATGCAGGTTGCTTGGGACGGAATTGTGGCAGGCGCTCAGTGGATGTGGGGCGTCATGGTATCTGTCTGGCAGGGAATACAGCCCGTTATTCAGGCGGTCATTGATTGGATCGTGAATACTGCGTGGCCCGCACTTCAGGCGGCATGGGACGGCATTGTTGCCGGCGCCCAATGGGTATGGAACGGCATCGTCGGCGCATGGCAGGGAATACAGCCCGTAATTCAAGCCGTCGTAGATTGGATCGTGAATACTGCGTGGCCCGCACTTCAGGCGGCATGGGACGGCATTTCTGCGGGCGCAATGATCGTCTGGAACGGAATGGTCGCCGCATGGCAAGGGATCAGCGACATAATCCGACCCGTCGTCGATTGGATTGTCAACGTCGCTGCCCTGTATCTCACCACAGCATGGGATGCTATCAGCTGGGGCGTGAGCGCGCTCTGGTCTACGATTCAGTGGGCGTGGGACGCTATCTGGGCGGCAATCATGCCCGTCGCCACACAAATCTACAACGACATTTGGCCCATGGTAGTCGGCGCGTTCAACGCGATTAAAGACACTGCCTCCATGATGTGGGCCGATATTCAGATCGCTTGGACCGCTATTCAAACCGCAATTCAGCCCGTCGCGGATTGGATTTACAATACGGTCTGGCCGTGGGTGGTAGGCGCATTCAACGCTATTAAGGATACGGCCACTAACATGTGGTCCGATATTCAGAGTGCATGGGTCGCGATTCAGGCGGCAATGCAGCCAGTGGTCGAGTGGATCTACTATACGGCGTGGCCCTGGGTTGTAGATGCGTTCAACACAATCAAGGATGCGGCGTCTAGTCTTTGGGGTACGGTTCAGGCCGCGTGGACCTCTATTCAAGCTGCCATGCAGCCCGTGGTCGAATGGATCTACTACACGGCATGGCCCTGGGTCGTTGATACGTTCAACACAATCAAAGACACCGCATCGTCCCTTTGGGGCACCATATCTGCGGCGTGGAACGGAATCTGGGCCACTATTCAGCCCGTTGTTGACTGGATCTACAATATTGCATGGCCGTGGGTAGTCGGAGCATTCAACGCGATTAAAGACACGGCGTCTATTATGTGGGGTTCCCTGTCGGCGACATGGAACGGTATTTGGGCTGTTATGCAGCCTGTGGTGAATTGGATTCAAACCTACGCTGCACCCGTTATTAGCGTGGCCTGGGAAATAATCTCTACGGGTGCGAAAATTCTGGGCGGAATCATTGCGTTCGTATTCGCGTCCATCATCGCCGCGGTCACTATGGGAGTCGCCATAATTCAAGGCGCAGCCACCACGATCAGTGCCGCCTGGAACACCGTTGTTTCGTGGACCAGCTGGCTGAAAAACATGGTCGTCTCCGCGTGGAACATCCTGAAAGGCGAAATCCAAATCGTTAAAGATTGGATTGCCAACACGCTCGTCCCCGCAATTACAAGCGCATGGGACAGGGTAGTGGCCGCCGCAAACACCATGAAAGACGGGGTTAGGACGGCGTGGGACAAAATCAAGGAAGCCGCCGCCAAACCCGTTAACTTCGTTATTGGCACTGTCTACAATAACGGATTGCGGAAACTTGTTAACGGGATGATGGAGAAGCTCTCTCTCGATCTTCGCCTTCCTGAGGCTCCCACGATTGGCGGTTACGCGTCCGGTGGTGTTCTGCCCGGATACTCTCCGGGCCGTGACATTTATCATTTCGTATCACCCGATGGTGGTGGCCGGCTCGCGCTTTCCGGTGGAGAAGCTATTATGCGGCCGGAATGGGTGAAAGCCGTCGGCGGCCCTGCAATGGTGAATGCCATGAATCGTGCTGCCGCACACGGGGACAGGATTCCTGGCGGTGATGCGGGGTATGCCGCATTCGCCCCCGGCGGTATTTGGGACCCTGTCAAATCAACAGTAGAAAAGGGCGCGTCCGCTGCCCTTAACTGGATCACCGGCGCGGCCGACGCAGTATCCTCGATCTTCTCCGACCCAATCGGAGCCGTCGAGACTGTCATCAAGGCTCCGGTTCATAAGCTCCTCGATTCATGGGGCGGCGACGGGGCAAAACCATTCTTCGACGCCGGAAAAGCCGGCGTGGACAAAACCATTGACGCGCTCGGCGACTGGATTAAAGATCACATGCCCGTGGTCAGCGGTTTCGGCGGCGGGATTGGTGCTATTGGTGCCGCCGCCGGCGACCTCGTGAATACGGCGCGACGGGCTATCGGTACACCGTATGTTTGGGGCGGCGTCTCCCCGGGTGGCGGGCTTGACTGTTCTGGTCTTGTTTATTGGGCGCTCAATGCTATGGGTATTCATGTGCCGCGTCTCACGGCGGCCGGATATCAAGCAATGTCATCTCCTGGCAATCCTATGGTTCCTGGAACGCTTCTGTTCTGGGGCTACCCGGCCCACCACGTTGCTATCGCTTCCGGTAATGGGATGATGGTTGAGGCGCCGACTTTCGGTATTCCGGTGCGTGAGGTTCCGATTTATGGTGGGCCGTCCGCAGGAAACCTTCGCTACGATAACGGTGGATTCTTGCAGCCCGGCCTCTCAACAATCGAGAATAAAACTGGTCGCCCTGAGCCCGTTTTCACGTCGGCCCAGTGGGAGAAAATGGACAAACTGATCAGCCTCTTGGAGAATCGTGCGCTCGGCCCGGACGTGCTCGAAATTCGGGACGTGGACAATGATCTTGTCGGCCGCATGCAAGTAGAGGCAACGTCGGCCATAGTAGACTATGACCGAATGAACCGATAAACCATTATGACGGAAAGCACATAATAATGCCGATTACGGGATGGATTGCTACACACACTGGGCTGCCGTCAATAATGGCCACAGGCAAAGAGCCCGTCTACGCGGGTGACCGTCTTTTTGCTGTTCCTGGGATGGCTCGCGACAAAAGACCTCTCACTGGGCGTGCGAAAATGATTCGCGAGCTTGAGGGCCCCAAGCTCACTGAGCCGGTGACAATGATCCTTTCAGACGCTTATGCTGTGCCGGGCACCACAATAAAATACACTCAGGGTGATTCCTCGGTCACGCTGACTCGCCCCGAGGTGGAGTGGTGGCGCGGCATGGTGAGCGGCCTCAACGGCCGCACCGTGCCGGGACTCATCTGGGAGGAGGCCCAGGATAAAAGAGAATGGTCCTCCCCGGTTTCGAGATATAACTCACTTATCACCAGGTGGCCGATGCTGGAAGTGGCTCGCACTGGAGGCGGGCAATTCGTTCTAGACGACCCGTCCCACGTTAATAATGTTTGGGAAATTCTGCAGAAGCGTGAGCCGCTTATTCTTACTCCCGGCGCCCCCGCCGACGTTCTACCATCGCGATTCATCACCGTGGACAAGGTTGACAGTGCCAGGATCACGGGAGACGGTATTATCCGGTGGAATGTGAAATGGCATGAGCTCCCCGAGGACTCGCCAATGCTTGTCGGCCCTCACGCCGGCTGGGGCGCCGCACCATGTGTCACCTGGGGTGAATGGCGTGAAGTCGACAAAGTCTGGAAATCGCGCACGTACATTGAGATTTGCAAAATGATTGCGGGAATGCCATGAGAAACGGCCCCACGTTGGCCGCCCTTTCAGACGGTCTCAGTATCGGCGCAAGAATCGACATTATTCGCGGCGGCGAAGTTCTCAAAACTGGGATCCCTGCCTCCGAGGTAAAGGTTGAGTGGTCCTCGACGAATCGTCAGGTTCCGGGCGCCTTGTCTTATTCTTGCCCAATGTCTTGGGTTCCGGAATGGCCCTTGGACGCGCTCAATAATTTCGGGCAGCGTTCCATGGTGACTGCGCTTTATGAGAATCGGCGCGGCGACTACTGGGAAATTCCGCTCGGCGAATTCGTCAACATGGAATGGTCCGTGTCGAAAGAAAAAGTGAATGTTTCCTGTAAGGATTTGACGCAGATTCTTGCCGATAATCCGAGGCCGTGGCCGTCCTCCCCCGGCGCTGGCGCCACTCTACTCTCCGAAGCCAACGAACTGGCCGAATATGTGCGAGTAAAATTGGAGGACGACGTATGGGATGCGCCTATTCCGCGCACCACGCAATGGGGAAATTCGCGAATCGAATCAATCTATAAGCTCGTCGAATCGCGTGGCTGCGGTATTCGTAGCGGAGCCGATGGAATGCTGCACGTTTTCAAGCTCCGCGACAGAACCGCGCCTGACGAGATTTACACATACGAGTCGGGTTTTCTTTTGGAAGCTCCGCGCGCTCCGAGGTCGGGCGGCCGTCGTCCGAACCGTTGGTATGTTACCGGCAGCAAGCAACAGAAGGCTCAGGGCGAGCAAGAGGAACGGTGGACCGCGGAACGCGAAATCACTGACCCGCCATATGATCCGGCCGGCTACGGTTGGGTTACTTCGCACAAGGAATTCAGCGCCGCCAGCTCGGCGAGAGAGGTATCCGAGGCCGCAGACACGTACATGATTCAGGACATTTCCTCCCGATCTTCCCGTTCTTTGACAATTATTCCGGACGCCCGTATTGAGGTCGGGGATATTGTCGGTGCGATTACCGAGCAGGGTGAGCATATTGCGGGTCGTGTCACGGCCTACAGTCTCCCGTTGTCTGATCCGTCCGCTACAATGAGGGTAGACATAGAGGTACTGGGAGAATAGCGGGCATCATGGTCAGACCGTCACTATTGCTTGACACGGCGCCACGAAACGGCGGGGGGCGTAACAATAACAATGTTATTGTTCAGCAATCCTCAGTATCGTGGACGTACGGGAAAATCACTGGCACGTCCGCCACCGACAGCACGCTCCCGTCTGGCTGGGTAGAAGTAGGTATACCATACAGCAACCCAACATCTCATGCGGTTGGCGAATCTGACGGGATTGCCACATGGATAGGCGCCCGCGTACTCGTCATCATTGATTCGTCCGGGCGTGTAGTCAAAATCAGTGACCCTATTGCTGAGCCGCCTTCCGGCGCGAAAGTTGAAAACCTCGGGCACACTGGCAAAATGCTCAGCCAGGCCGCAAAAGACGCCGAACGCGCTTTCAAAGAGGCTGACGCAATTCGCGATCGAGCAAACAGGGCTGAAGGTGCTGCGAACAAGGCGGCGAAAGACGCGGAAAAAGCTGTCCAGATTGCGGAAGCTAACCGGCCGCCTGTAGTATCCCAGACCGCGCCCGAGAATCCCGTCACAGGGCTGATTTGGTATGTCACCGACAATGCTGGACACATTACCGATGTACGTATTTGGGACGGCACGCAGTGGGTGACCAGGACAATGGTTGCCGGCAGCATTCTCGTCCCCTCATCCGTGGGAAACGTCTCACTTGCCGATGGTTCTGTGTCCGCACGCAACATTTACGCGTCTGGGGAACTTTGGGCGAAAATCGCGGCGTTCGCGTCCGTCACCACGGAAATGCTGACCGCCGGAAACGCCACATTCAACGCAGCAAAAGTCACCGGCGACCTCATCGGTAATAGGCTTATCGGTGGGGAGCTTTCGCTCGTTGATACCGAGCCGACGTCGGGCGAAAAGAATATTCGATTCGGCCTCGGCAGCGAATACGGATTCTGGGAGTCTATCTGGTCTCCCAAAATCGCGACCGTGGAGGAGCTTGAGGGTGGCACGCGATTCGTTCTGACGGACAGGGACCGCCCTAATCGCAACGATGGCGCGCAGATGGCAATCTACGACATTGCTGTTGCGAAACCAAAAACGTACGGTATTGCCGGTGAGGGCATCGGCAAGGTTGAGGGGTATATTCTTTTCACCCCGTCGTGGAACGGCCGCGCGATTCTCACAATCAACATTGGCAAGAATAGAATCATCGTTGTTGACGAGCAGGCGACGGCCGGGCAGAAAATAAGATTCGATTTCACGCTCCCCGACGGAACGTGGATCCAAGACACTGACACGCCTTTCTACATCAGTGCCCGCACGAACGACGTTTTCATGCCGGGAATGCAGCTTGGAATCATTTATTCCATGTACGTGTCATGGAAAATGAGCCGCTCCTCTGGTCTGCATATTTTCCGTGACGACGAGGGCGTTGCGAAGATACAGATCACCGACCGTCAAGGCGGCGAGCTTATCATGGACACGAATGGCGTGTCCTATGACCCGCCCGGGTCGGCTTCGCCTCACGCGTCGTCTTGGCGTACTTTCACGGAGCCGCCTTTCGCTCACATGTCAACAAACAATGCGCACTTGTGGACTAAAAAAGACGACTGGACCAAGGTCCCGGTGGGTTCGCAGGAGAAGATTGTTCGTGGCGGAATGCAGGTAGACGGTATCGAGATTATTATTCCGCAGAGCGGTCTTTACCGTCTAGACGGCACAACGTGGTACAGGTCATCATGGGCCGGGTATGTTGGCGGCACAAGGGTAAGTCGCAGCAACGACGTCGAATATGGCGTTTACATGTATGCTGCGTTGAACCATGGTCTGTGGACCGCGTTGCAGGTGACCGGTGTGAGGCGTCTGAACGTCGGGGATCGGATTGCGCTTTATACGTATCAGAATATTGACGAGGGTACAATTATGGATTGGGGCGAGATGACGGTTAGCTGGCTCACCTACTGAAGATTGTGTAACAATATTTTTAGGAGAAAACAATATGCCTAATACTAGGTGGACCGGCGGTATCGTCCCCACGGTAGACGATAATCTCATTGAGGCCTGGGATGCGTATGATGATTCCGCGGGTAGGGTTATGCCGGCGGCGTCAGTAGCGGCGGCGCGGGTGATGTTGGCGGCTGCACCGTCCGGGGCAGTTTCGAAAGCGCGCCCCGCCGTTTTCATTATTGACGACATTCTGTACACTGCCGACGGCTCCAAGGCCGGGGACGGGTCATTCAATATCAATCCGGCGAACTCGTTCAGTGGCGTGCTTTACCGGCATCGTGACAATACGAACGGGCGCGGACGTTCAACCTCGGACCATGCCACTTACACGTGGGGTGACGGTATTGTTACTCTGCCGATCAAGAGCCTTATGGAGTTCTCGCTTGACGTGTGCGTGAGCATTGCGCACGAGGATTATCATTCCGAGGAGGAAAAAGATAAGGCGGTCGGTTCGTATTTCTTCGGATTCAAGCTCGATAACCGGGGTATTTGGCAGACCGAGATTCAGTACAATCGCACGTTTATGACGCATCATATGCAGTGGCGTCTTTCTGTGGAGGCCGGCTCGCATAGGGTTGCTTATACTACGGCGGGTAGTTATGGTGCTGACCCGTACTGGCATTACGATGGTGGCGTGTTTCCTGGCACTGTGTTTACGGTGGCTACTCTTGGTGCGACTCGCGTTGACCTGTAATCAACAAATATAGTTCACTATTAGAAATAGGTGATAATAATATGACTAAGGTCATAGCGACGGTTGTGAATGCTGCCGGCAAGACAGTCAACGCAACAATGAGCGTGCGCCCGGAAACCGTGTACACGTCCGATAATATTACGACAGTTCCCGCTCCAGTGCGCGGTGATGCTGACGACAAGGGACGGATTGAAGTGGAAGTAGACGCCAGCCATGGTGGACGATGGGCGATCGTCTTGAATGTTGCCGGCGTTTGGGCGCGCGAAGTCAGGGGTGCTGAGCTGCCTGCCTCCGGTGACGTGCAGGTAACCTCCCTGTCGGCGTGGAATGGCGGCACTGCCCCTGATCCCGGCAATCCTGGCGGCGGCGGCCAGAACAATGGTGGCAAAATCGCCGTCAGTGATGATGGTCTTACCTGGACCTACGGAGAGTGAGAAAACACAATGGCAAACGTTACTGGTTACACTAAGGCCGGCGTCGACAAGCTGGTCGCCCCGCTGTTCTCCTCGATCTCGCCTTTCGCGGTCGGCGGCCACTACTACTCTCCGGTTACGTATTTCTGGCCCGATTTCTACAATGAGGGCCAGGCCGGAAAGGTGTCAAAGTGGGCCAAGACTCTGGCTTACGGGAACGCTCTCGGCTACGTGATCATGAATCGTTCCACGGGCGATTGGTCCGCCAAGGATAACGATTTTCTTACCCAGGCGCAGCGCGCCCAGGCGTCCGGAGCGAAGAGGATTCTTTGGTACATTCCTACCCGCTACGGTGTCGCGTCGCTCGCTAATGATGACGCTGCTAGGAATGGTGTGCCGGACCCGGACAAGTTCACGCGCGAATACATTATGCAGTTGTGCGCTAATCTGCGATCCCAGTATGATGGTCTTTTCCAGGGTGTATTCTTGGACGAGGTAATCAACGGCTGGGGCGCCCAGTCCGGACGGGTCGGTTGGTACGGTGATCTCATTGGCGAAATTCGACGTACCTACGGCAAGAATTTCACGATCGCTATCAATCCTGGCAGTAATATTACTGAGGCCGTGTGCGCGCTTGATTTCGACGTGTGCATGAGCTTCGAGAACACTGCCGCCAAATACCTGACGGATGACCCTAATAGCCCGATTGCGAATGATGTGATGCGGGCGCAGCCTTCCACCAGGTGGTGGCACGTCATTCACGGTGTTACGAAAGAGAATTTCCGGCAGGTAATCGACCGCGCCGCGTCATTCGGTGTGTCACATTTGTATGTGACCGATGGTGAGCTGGTACAGGGTGAGGGTGGCCAGTGGGTTCCTGAGAAAAATCCTTATCAGAATCCTCCGTCGGATTGGATCATGGAGCGTGTGGTCGCCTGGCATGGCGGCTACCTCGGCCTGGCGGAGCGTGTTGCCGCGTTGGAGGCGAAGGTGGCTCCGCCCCCGCAGCCTGGCGCCTGAGTGTTTCACGTGAAACATTCCCCCTCACCGCAGAAGTTGTGGTGAGGGGGAATGTTTTCATGCCCGACGGAGGAGACTATAGTCCTAGGCGTTGGTAGTTTCCTCCGTGCTCGCGAGCAATATCATCCAATACGCCCATGAGGTCGGAGCGCGCATCGTCCTGAACGGTGATCGACGGAGAGTTCAAGATCGAATGAATCGTATTATCGATCTCTCGGAATTGACGAGCGGCGATTGCGTCACACTCTACGGTAATCCATTGCCGCGCTAGACCGCGCGCAAGATTGCATGTGCTCTCGCCGCTTGTTTCATGGTAAACGCCCACAATTCTCAATGGCCACCCCCAGATAACCCATTTACTGGTAGCGCCGCCGTTGGCATTTTCTACAGTGACATCAATCCCATTGTTCTTATAGGTATTGTGCCATTTCAAACGGGCGGTCATGTGCGCTTCGTCAATACTGCATACGTCGGGCTTCGGAAGCCACAACTGTGTGAGGCTAATCTCGTGCTCGATCTCCAGCATTGGGTTATTCGCTGTCATGAGACGCTCCGCAAAAGTAGGTTGCAACGCATTGCAGAATGCTCCGAGCTACAGGATTCCTCGTGGGTCCATCCTGCTGAGACGCCGCGCTTCGTAGTCACCACAACGCCGTCATCAGTGACCTCGACCTTCCCCGGCAAAGACTCAATAATGGTTACCCCAGCACGTTCGGAAATGCGGGGCGAAGGGATCATGTCCTGCAATTCCCTAGCAATAGCCAGCGCGATTTTCTGCCGATCATTCTTGCTCATTATTCTACCTCCCGAGCTGACGGCGTAACGCCGATCTGCCCCTGATAATGCGAGCCCAGGCCAGTGGTGCCGTACGGCATACTGGCTGGCTTGTCCAAGTCCTCGAAAGCAATCTGCGCAATCCTATCCCCAGGGAAAAGGCGTGCGGGCTTGGCAGAGTGCAGATTAGCGATTTCCAGAGTTACGTTTCCTTGGAATCCCGGATCAATGTATCCCGCGGACACGTGGACGAGAATTCCGCGGCGTGCCCACGACGACTTTCCTTCGACTCTAGCTACTAGATCGGCAGGCACGCTGACTTTCTCCTGGGTGGACGCGAGAATAAATTCACCAGGCAACAGCTCGTAACCATTCTTGCCGATAGTGATGTTTTCGTCACCATGACGGTAGGCGATAATGTTTTCGTCCAATCGCACTTCCACTGACGCTGGTTGAATAGACAACGGCTTGCGCCAGTCGGAGATGAGTTCGCCCCAATCGATTCTGCGTCGGAGAGTGAAATCACTCAGCGTAGCCATTGTGGTAGCCCTTCGTCTTCGTTTCCTTGATCATATGGGTTTTGTAGCCTTTATCACGTAGAATTGCTTCGGCTTCGAGGGCAAGGGCAGGCTTCTCTCCCGCGATGATTCCTACCATGTTTTTACCGCGCTCCGACAGTACGATCGCACAGACGTACGCATTATCGTCCGACGAGTCGTCATAAGTGAGCACATACCCGCCCATCTCATCCGAATATGTGCACCTAGTGAAAGTGATCCTTTCTTCCCGCCATGAACGCAAAGCAAGCGTTACTCCCCGAACAAATTGAACGGTGTACATGAGCCCACGGATCGCGCCAGGAGGATCGATAGAATAACCCCTGATAGTGAAGTTACAGTCGGTGGCATGCATGAACGCGGCCGCTCCCCACAGTTCACCGCATTTCGCCAAATCAACGAAAGCAATATCAATAACATTGTCCACAATACTTACACTTCCGGGATGTAGTTGTTAAGGTGATCGTGTGAAATGGCGGACACGAAATCTGTTAGCCGGTCCCGAACCTCTCTGGCGCGATCCTCTGGGGTGAGCTGTCTGTCAATGGTGTCCCAGTAGACGTTTCGCAGAATTGCGATCGCCGTCTGGCTTCCACGCTCGGTGACGAGTTCGCGCAGATACCACGCCGCCTTTCCCACGTCAACATTCTCGTCAGCGCCATTCTTGTGACCCGCCCTGAAAATATACTTCAAAGCACTGCCGGTCAAATAGTCTCGGTCCCGAATGAAAGTGATGGGTTCAGGATCAAGGGTTGCGTAGTGTGACGGGTGAGACACGACATTCTCGTGTGTGTCATCCTCGACATACTCGGGCACATCATCCTTCATCGCGTCGTAGAGAACATTATCGTGGAGAGTCAACTCATAGAGCCGCTCGTCGAACGTGAGAAACGCTTCCCCACCATTCTCGTCCTCATACCAAATGCACCATTCGCCAGTGAAAAACCGGCAAACTTTCCTGACAGGCGCATCGTAATCGTCGGAGACATGGAAACGAGTTGACCTGTCCGTGAATTTCAACTCGCAGCCAGGATCAATCTGATGGCCTGCGATTCGCCGCCGATACCAACCGTCATGCTTGTGCTCCAAATAAACACAACGACGACTCCAACATTCAATACGCCATTCACTACTAGGATAACGGCGGACGTGCACCTCCCAAAACCCATCATGCTGCACTACCTTCGAAACGTACTCGTATACGCCATTCGGGTAGTAAATCTTCTCACACCCATCATCTACAGGTGACACCACATAATCTCCTCTCTCCGTCTGGGTAATCGAATAGTCGTTGTACTTGAAATAGTGTCTCCGCTCTACACCAGCCTGAACAGAATCAAAACCAATCCCCTTGTCGTCACCGGTTTGCGCTATGATTCTCTCTTTACCACCGTCTGGCAAGTACAGCCAAACCTGTCTCAAAAACACCGTGTCCATAGCCGTTTCTCGCTATTTCAGTTACCGAGAGTGCCGACCGTGGCAAAGTAGGCGAAAAACACTTGAAGCCACCAAAAAGCACGCCACGCAAGAGACAGTCCAATAACACCGATAATAAGGGCGACTGCGCCCATTGCCATGCCTTCACCCGTGGACCGCGGCTTGCGGAGCCATGCCACGAAACGATTCGTGGGGCGCGGGGGCGCCATCACACTGAGCGGCACAGACCATGCGGGCGGCGCCGGGGCGGGTCGAGGCGGAGGAGGGGGCGGGGCAAGTGCGCTAGTCGCCGATGGCGGAGGCGGCGCAGGAGTCGGCGCCGACGGAGCACTCGAAAAAGTAGACATAATAGTTTCCTCACTTTCCGTTCAGTTCTGCCATGAGACGGTTAGTCCAACCGTCACTGTAATTGAAATTCGTGCGCTTACTGTGGCGTGTGCTCTTGATTCTCTTCGCCCGATTTCTCTTGTGCTCCTGGAACTCGATCGTCTTGCGACGGACCTCGCCCTCGCGTCCGTCCGTGCGCCGGATTGTCGGGTATTTCATGATTTGACCCACTCGATCTGGTCGCCGAGGAGCTCGCGCAGATCATTGATCAGATTACGTGCGTTCCCGAATTCTTCCTCGCTGATATCGAAAATTCGGTAGACGTTTCCTTCGGTGCAGATGACTAGGAAGGAATCGTTGGCGCATTCGGGGATGAAAACGTTGCGGACGTTTCCGATGAGGGCGGGCTGTTGAACGGGGATGGCCTGTACGAGGTCGGCCCCAGTGAGAATTGCGACGGCGATCACTTTCTCAACGGGGATGCCCCGGAATTCGTTCTCGCCTTTCTCATATCCTTTTGCGGGGAAATGAATTTTGGTGCCCTTCAGGTTAGTGAATACAGCGCCTCCTGTAGTTTTGCATGATCCGTATCCGGTGCGACGACGTGCCATGATAATCCTCTCCTTAAAGTATGTGTGTGTGATGATGGTGGGTGGTGGCGGCCCATTATGAATGACGGGCCGCCACCGTTATGTGTGTGTCAGTGCTCCAGCCACTGTTCGGCCAGGTAGACGATGGTCTCGTCAGTCAGGGCAGAAAGTCCGTCGTGGACAAGAATGACTCCGTCGACATCGTACTGCCAGAGACCCCAGGAGACGACGTCGTCGCACACGTAGAGTCCGAGCGCCTGCCCACCATCGGTGGTGCCTCGCTTGAGGCCGATGGTCTCGCCGGTCTCGTCCACCCAGTAGTCCGTGTCGCCCCAAGCGTTGGCGGCGGTGCCGACGGCATAGGCGATATCCTTGTCGGTGGCGATGTTCTCAGTGGCGGTCATTGTCTTGTCCTCTCCGTCCCTGGCTGGGTGGCTTGTCCTCCCTGCCGATGCCTCAATCATGCTCTTCCGCGTATCGTGGGTCAACCCTACGAGACGGTGACCCATACCACAGAACATGCGTGGGTAGGGTATTGACAACATGCGGCATGTGTGGTATACGCGCGCACGTACCTATATATGCTATGGACGCCTCCAGGTGCTCATGATAAAATTATGACCACCGAAAACCTTTATGAAAGGCGGTGCAAAATTGGCAGATTCCGTCACAGAATATGCTGCGTCGGAAATGAAATATTGGTGCACCACAGGCGACTACGGGGGCACCGGATACGCCCAGGATAACCGGTGGACCTGCTACTGGAACAGCAATGATGCCGGCTGGAAAACAGGCCCCGGTGACATGGACTGCAGTAGCGGCGTAGCGGGCGCCTATAATGTTGCATTCCACAATGTTTGGGGAACCGGCTGGGATGACCCGATCATGTTCCCGCGGACCGGCGAAACATGGACCGAAACCTTGAATTCTTTGGCCGCGAATCGCGGTTTCATGGATATTGGGGACACATGGTACGGGTCTACACCGTCAGGTGGATTCCATGTCGGCGACATGGTTCTGAAGACCACTGGAGACGGTGGACATGTCGCAATGTGTGTGCGCGAAGACGACGGCTCATTCAACGCGGGCGACCCGCTCCTCGCTGAAGCGTGGATCAACGAGAATGGTGAAATCTCGGAAGGGCAGATGGGGGACCAGACGGGGTATGAGACTCACGTAGTTCGGTACAGTAGTCACCCGATGACTGTCGCGGCCTCGTGGTCCACCTGTATCCGTTTCGGAAAGCGTACCGATGCCGATAACGGGCACGAGTCTGCCGGCTCGTACCGCCTTTCTTCAATTCAGGAGGCGGTTCTCAGGGCTGCTGATGCGGAGAATTGTCCGTGGTGGGCCGCTTTGGCGTGCTTGTGGATGGAGACCGGCGAGCGTGGCGCAAACATTTACGGGCACGACGCCGGCGGCGCCGGCCCGCATGGCGAGGAAGTGACCGAGGAGAATTTCCGCGAATTCCTTGCGGCGATTCGAGACGGCGAAAACTCAAACGGCGTTGGTCCGTTGCAGATTACGTATCCGGGTTATTTCTTTGATGACCCGGATCGTGAATGGTGGATGCCGGAGAAGTCGGCTGAGGTCGGCTGCCGTATTCTTCGTGATCTTATTAACGCTGAGGGCGATTCTTATGAGGCTTTGAAGCGTGTTGGGTCGCGGTATAATTCAGGGAATCCGTATGACGCGTATGAGTCTTATGGGATTCTTTTCAGTAATCGTTGCAAGTCTTGGTATGATTATGGCCGCCCTGCCGGGGGTGCCGGAGAGGATTTTTGGGATATGAGTGAGGGTGTTGATCTGCTCAGGGAGATTCGTGATCTTTTCCGTAGTGGAAAAGCGGGCGATCATTTCGCGGGCGATATGAATTGGTATGCTAAGGCCACCTATGAGGAGGTTAAGTCTATTCACGCGTCTGTGGATCAGATTTTGCATTCTGTGACTCCGGGTCAGGAGAATGTGCGTGAGGCGGGCGCGATTTATGGTGCTGTGAACGAGATTCGTAAGGCTGTGTCGACGCCGTCGTCTTTGCAGGCGCATGACGGTGCTGCAGAGTCTCCCGTTCCGGCTCCGGAGTCTCCTGCCCCGGAGCAGAATTCCTGACGCGACATGTTGGTGTTTTATCGTGGCATGTTTGGTTAGTATTACACTGAGTGTCATGTCATGATGGATGCTACAGTGGGGAGCTTCGCTCTCTTCCCTCCCCATGATCTCCTGTGGCGGTGATAGAGCAAGTCTCCGGACGGTCAATGAATGATCGTCCGGAGACTTGCTTTATGTGTGCTATACTTTCCTGCGTACCGCTCATATTGGTTAATACACAAATATTTTCCTACGCGTTCCGACGGTGCAATAAGAGAATACTGTCGCCCTCATGTTTTCCTACACATATTAACCTGACGTGCTCTAGGAATCGGCATGAGGGCGATGGTATACAATCCATCTAATGAAAGTGAAAATTAGAGTGACTAAGTCGCTTTATGTGGCTACTATTTTTGCAGCCGTCATGGTGACAGCAAACACCGCGCTCATGGTGTATGAAGATTACACCAATGGCACTATGAATGTTACTCGCGATTCTTTGTGGTGTGTTGGCGCGATTATTCTTTGGGTCAGCGTACGCACCGTCCGATTCATGCGAACTGTCGGCTACCATCCGGGATTCCATAGAAAGTAAAGTAACTAAAGCATAACATTCCCCGCCTAGCGCCACCATTGCTAGGCGGGGAATGTTATATAATATGCGTTGGCAACCCTGATAAAACAATCGCAATAAAGAGGACGTTGGATATACGATGCTCAATTTCTTGAACGATGTCCTCTCAGACGCCACCCTAGTAGCTTTGGCGGCCCTTACCGGCACAATATTCTCGAACGTGACGCAGCGCAAAAACGCTCGCGACCAAGAACAGATTTCAATCCTGGACATTACCGTCCGGTCTCTTTCCGAGAGAGTGACTGCCCTGGAGGCCAGTCTTGCGGCCGCCGAAAGAGCCGCAGACCTGGCAGAAGATGGTCGCCGAAGGGCGGAAGTGAAATGGTGGGAGGCCGTATCTTTCGCGCACACTGTCCTCGATTGGGGTAGGTCCCTGAAAATTCTGATACCATCTGATAAAGAGGACTCAATCCCTACTGAGCCTCAAATTCCGGATTCCATGAGGTGATTCACAGCAATGTTTACTCCTGAGGTCCGCAAGGCCCTTTACGCCCTGCTCACCGCCGTTCTCGGTGTTTTTGCCGCTTTCAACGTTATTTCTGCGGATCAGGCGTCCCAGTATGCCGACGCTGTTACCCAGATTGTCGGTGCTCTGACTCTGGCGCTGGCCACGTACCACACTCACCCCGCTGTGACGCCTGGCCGTCACGCCGCCGGTGAGGGCGAGGCCACTGAGGACAAGGTCGCCTGACCTCCGCCCTTTCATAGAACATTACTGCCCCCTACCGCTCATCCGGTGGGGGGCAGTAATGTTTCACGTGAAACACGGGGGCATGTTTCACGTGAAACATTCACCTCCGTTTCACGTCGTCCCCGATGATGCGGGCGATCACGGCTTCGTCGTGGCGTTTAGTGACTGCCCACAGAAAAAGATGACGCCCTGCGTCCCGTGCGTCGTCCGCGTCAGGCTGGCTCACACTGGCTCCGGTGGGCCAGAAATCGAGTAGCTTCAAAACATGATCGGGCATGGTTGTTTTCGCCATTGCGGGGGTCTGCCAGACAATGTCCCCGATCTCCCATGCCAGCACGGCGTTGATTTTCACTGAGGTGAGGTCTGCGAGAAAATTGTTGCCTGGCCGAAGATCGAACTGTTCACACACGACAATATCTGGGACGAATTCGTTTCGTGTGGCCAGAATGTCATAGACGCTGGCCGTCCAATGTTCATACTTGAATTGCTGGACGTGAATGATTGAGAATTCGTGATCGTCGTGGAAGTCTCCGACGACGATTCCCGTTGACTTGCCGGGGTCAACGGCCATAACCCGCTGCGTCATATCTTTTCTCCCTTCCTCTTATTTCGTAGGCTTCGCCGCGACTTGTTCACGGTGGCAATATTTTTCACCGTGTCCGAACGTACTCCGTCTACCTTGAGCCATAGCGTGTCCGGCGCCATCGGCTTACCACGCCCCTTCTTCAGGGTCCACGGCGTATCCGGGTCGTCCGGGAAAGGCAGATTCTTATAGCACCATATTGCACAATCCTGTGGGGAATCGAAATGGAAGTCTTCCTTCGGAATGTATCTTTTCAGGTCATAAATGCGTCGCATGAGTGAAGGGGTGAGCCATTTCGGTAGTTCCTTGTACATGCGAAGTGATGAGCTAGTGCACGGGCAATTCACGGGTTCGCCGCCGCTAAAGCGCGAGACACGAATCCACTTCTCTTCCCCGCAATTCACGCAACGCATATGAAAATACTTATGGTGATCGCTCATGAATCTGTACTCAGGGGACATAACCTCCCACTGCCGGAAGCGGCGTCCCACCATTTCCGGTTCCTCCCCGGTCAAGTTTTTGTTCACTGGCTTGACCGGGTGAAGAATGCGGCGATTGCGACCTTTCTTTCTTGTCTTGGTGCGTATGATAGAGATTTCACCGGGGCGAAATACTCCGTTCTCGGTCGCGAACTCCCATTCGAACACAACCGATGGGTTGAATTCGTTGTAGCACCATTCGATAGCTGACATCATGCCGTCGAACTCAAAATTATCTACACCGTTCTCCTCTCGCCACGCCCAAATATTGAGGCGAATATCGTTATAGGAGCGGCTCGGCATGAGCGTCTCATTTGCTTTGCGATGGTAACGCAAATACGGCATATCCGGCGTATGATCTAGCGCCACGTCAAGGTTGCATGGGGCAATTGGCTTGGTAATGTCAGGGCGCACGAAACGCCATTTCTTGTCCTCGGGGACCTCCAAATAGGTGAAACACCATTCCAGGGCGGCATCTACGGAAGGGAAAAGGAATTCCCCGCTGGGAACACTTGTTTGAAGCCGCTCCAACCTATTAGCGGCTAGCCTGTACAGCTTGTATGATGGTTGCATCATTCGTGTTTCCTCTCTTCTCTTATTTGGTTGAATAGCGGGGACAGCAGTATTGCTGTCCCCGCTATTCAAATCATGCGACCTTGCGTGTCAGAAAACTACCGGCGATGCGGTTGCGGAATTCTTCTTGGCCTCGAAATCAATGGAAGAAATCTCTGCTCTCGGAGGCCAGAAAGCGGGCTTGGGTGCGCCGTCCTCACCGAGGATTGTGATTCCGTTCTCGTCCTGCTCGTATGCGGGGCGACCGTAATCGTCAAGACGAGGCCTGGGCTTGCTCATTCGGGTCACCAATGTTGCGTGAGCGCCTTCCAGATTCTCGCACACGCGCTTCACGGTCGTGTCGATCTTCTGCGGCGAGAGAAGATCGGCCCGCTCCCTGGCGTCGGCCGGCCACAAGCCTGCCGCGCTGAAATACTTCGGAATGTTGAAGTGGATGAAAGTCTTCCCATTCTTGTTGATAGTGAAGACGGTGCGGTCGGTGAGGGCCTTTCCGGCGTCCTCGTCGTCGCCGTCGATCATCCAATCGGTGACAAGCATCGGCCTGCCACTCTTGGACGTAGTCATTTCAGCCTTAGTGATGAATGCCGAGTGCTTTCCGGGCTTGGGCGGCTCGAAGTTACCGCCGCCGGTGGCGACTTCCAGTGATGAGAGGTCGGTGCCGAAGTTGAAGCCAGTTGCCATAATTATCGTGCTCCTGTGAATCGGGGGTGAAAAGAATTGCGGTGGTCAGTTCTCACTGTTGGCGGGCTTGCTGCGAAGCGCTTCCCTGATCGCGTCGGCGGCGATAGTGAGAGTCTCAGCGGAGACGCCACGGTCAGCGGTAACAGTAATCTTAGCCATAATATGTTTCTCTCTTCCTGTGATTGTTTAGTGGCTAGTGATGTAATTGTGAATCTTGGTCATGCTCGGATTCCCCATTGCTGGCGGGAACCCGCGCGTCTGTTGCTTTGTCACAACGTTGGGTTTGCGAGTGTACAGGACTGGCACGGTGATTTCTTCTCCGTCCCCATTGTCCACGTTCGCCCATTCCATGTAGCCGACGAAATTGAACAGGGCGGGGATGCGCTGCCCAGATTTCTGCCCTTCGAATGAGGGGGCAATGAACGTTTCCCCAGTGACTTCATTGCTTTCGCGCGCCGAATGCGTGATAGCGATGAATGAAATGTCGGGGGCGTCCAGGAATACGCTGATCGCCTTCAATAGGGAGTCGTATACTGCCCGCCATTTCGTCCACGTATCATTCGACACGGCCTCATAATGGGAGAGGATGAGCTCCTGACACTTGTCCAACGTGTCAAACACGACAGTCTTGTAGGGGAATTCTGCAAGATTGCGTGCGATATTGTCGCAAAGATTGGCGCAATCAACCCACTTGTCGCAATGCACGACAGTAATGTTCTGCAGGTTTCCCCAATCCCGTACTGGGAGTGTACCGGATTCGAAATCAACATACAGAACGGGCGACATGTCGTCCACCTGTGATGCCGTGGCCGCGAGCGACGTTTTGCCGACGCCACTCACACCATGAATAAGCATATTGAAATGGTTGTTCTGCTCCGGGTTCACGACCGTCATTCCGAGACGGGCGAGAGTATTCTCGAAAGTCATGATATGTTTCACCTCCTAACCGTTGATAGTGTAGTTTTTGAATGCTTCTGTGTGGCGCTCATGCGAGCAGTACCAACATAGAGGAGACGATTGGAGACTGTCAACCCTACCGTCATGCGATCTTGCTCTCTCCCAAATGTTTTGGAGTCTCTCCAGGGCCGCGAGCGCAACATCCTGCCGCCACGGGAAAGAAAACTCGCAAATACTGTCCGGCACAATCTCTACACTGCAATCCCTTGGGAGAGCAACAATGGAACAGTGGGCTACCTCGTGTCCGAGTTGTGTGAGGCCGTACCCGTAGAGCATGATTTGAATGTAGTATTTACGAAACTGACTCCCTGCGGCCGTGTCGGCGAATCGCGGCAGATCATTGTCCCATTTAATGCTCTTCCTGAACGCGGAAATCTTTTTCCGCGAGAGCAGCTTCCAGTCTAGGACCGTTGCCGCCGCAATATCGAAACGATCCACACTCCCAGAAATACGCCCATAGTCTTCAAGATCGCATACCTCTACTCTCTGCTCTATTAGAACATTCGGTTCGTTTCTTGTGCGTGATTCCGCGAAAGCGTGAAACGCGGTGCCCAGGAAAGGCGCCAGCGGTGCGCCCGTATTCTCCGTATCGTGCGGGACTCTGAGAAGCTTATCGGCAATGCACCGCTCACAATCGTCCCCGATCTCGCTCACGCCGATGCGCGTTTGTTTGTCACGTTCGGTTGGGGCGAAAACATTACTGACCGCTAGTGCGGCGGCCGGGCTCAAATTCAAATTCCCCCCCTTCCTGAATTGCGGCGATAGCGGCAAGCCTCACGTTGCGGTGGACTTCAATGTCCCCGCTCGCAATATCTTCAATGAAGAATAGTCTCGCGTCGCCGGCCGGCATGATTTCATAGACCGTGCCACCCAATTCTTCTGCTCGCATTGCGGCTTGTTCGAGATTCGAGTAGACCCGGTAGTCGCCCTTCTGCGACGATTCCCATACTAGGTAGACGCCCATTAGTGTTTTTGCTCTCTCTTCCTAAGTGTTGATTGATAGCGCGTGTTATTCAATGATGGTTGCTGTGAGGCCAGCTCTCTCTTCGATTGCTGTGGAAATGACGGCCGCATAGCATTGGATTCGCCAGATGTTCTCTGATCGAATGTTGGGGACGTGCAGTTGCATTGTCTTGACGCCGAACTGTGTCGGCCATTTCAGGACAATGGTGCGGCCGGCGATCTCGTCAATCGTGGTGCCCTGTGTGATGCGCATAATATTTTTCACCCCTCCGTCGTGGTGAGTTCGTAAATGTCGAGGCTGTTATTGGTGGCCATGCCGCGCACAATGTTAACGTTGTTCGCCGTAACATGGACAACATTAATGTCCGAGTGACCATCGTTCACTGGGGTGACGATCAGGAAATTCCTGCCGACCAATTCACTGTCATCGGATATAAGAATGTTTCTGATAGTGCCTGTCATGCGACGTTGCACTAGGTGAATGTTCGAGCCGTGCTGTGTTTCTGTCTTCATGGCACCTACTGTATTCGTGTGACGATGGTGTACGCAACCCATGTGGGCGTAACGTCTATCACATCTCATATGAGGCCGCTCTCACGCAGACGCTCATACCCCGCCGCCAACCTAGGCTCCACAGCCGTCACGTCAACAGTATTCTCACACTGCAAAAGAAAACGATTCACTCTCTTTGTCTGCCCCTTACGATTCAAACGAGCAGACGCCTGCAAATTCAAAATCACACTATTATCCTCACTCAACCAAATCTCAGTATTGCAAACATTCTGCAAACCATCTATCCCTTCAGCAGCGGCCGCAATAACGGCACAAAGCACCCGCGGCCCATCGGGCTCCAAAAATCGCCTCCACTCGTCACGGTAATCACTAGACAATTCAACACTCTGATAGCCGGCATCGGCAAGCCGTTTCCGCAACGGCGTCATGAATTTACGCGAGTGGCACCACAGAATAACCCTCTCGTCCGGCGGCAGATCAGACAGAATGTCGAGAGTGGCGTCGATCTTCGAAGATCCTCGCTCCTCGAACTCGACACTATCGCCCACGATTTTCAACGGCCCGAGAGTGATCTGCCTGAGCCTCCCGTCTAGAACGGCGGCGGACGAGGCCACGCTGGCCCCACCATCCATAACCGCCAAACGATGATCCACGAATTCCTGATACATTCTCTTCTGTTCACGTTTCATCCCACAAGCGACGCGCTGAACGTTCACGGGCGGCAGATCCCCGAAAACCTCACTCCCCCGCATCGCAGACCAATTGTCGCCCACAGAATCGCGGAGGACGCCGGGAGTCTTTTCGCCACCATAGATCCTGGCATACGGGGACGCCGCAAAAGGATTGAACTGGGAGACGAAAAACTCGTCCGCAAACCGGTAAAAACTACGGTCAACGCTATCCGGGTTCAGAAATTTGAGTACCCCGTAAATGTTGACGGGTTTATTGCCGGCAGGCGTGCCCGACAAGCCAAGACGATACGTTGATTTCAATGCTTTTACGGCCCGGAAAGATTGGATGCGATGATTCGCAATGCGGTGCACCTCGTCCACGACCACCATATCGAACGATCTTTTCGAGAAAGAAACGGCTGGCCACTTCTCCGCTTTCACCGCCTTTCCCAGGGAGACCAATAGCTCGAAATTAATGACCCACCAACCGTCTGCGCCGTTCAGCATGTCCTCAATGTTGGCGTGACCGGCCTTAGTGGTGCGCGACAGTACTTTCACTTCCTGGCCGGCGATGGTCTTGATACTGGCCTGCCATGACGGGATGACGCGCTTCGGGCATACAACAATGACTCGCCTGGCTGCGTTAAGTTTCTGTGTAACCCAGATGGCACCGTATGTTTTCCCGCAGCCCGGTTCCCACGCCAGCAATGCGCCGCCACCGTCTCGAATCGCGGTGGCAGCGCGGTTGATTTCTCTTTCCTGCGCCTCGGTGGGTTGAATGTTAATCATTGAAATTCGTCCAAACGATCACTAGTAGACAAATTGTGAGCGTGAGCACTAGTAGTGTCACTTGTTTTCCTCTTTTTCGTGTAACGAACCCCGCCCCGTTGACAATGACGGGGCGGGGTTCGTCGTGGTGGTCAGTGGGCGATGGCGTGACGCGCCACAGCGGCCCAGTAGGCATCCTCGTCAACGTCCACCACATAGTAGGGGGTGCCCGTGGCGGAGAAGTACTGTCCAATCACGTCGTCGGCGATCGCGGCGACGTCGTAGTCGTCCATCTGGTCAAGCGTGGGGATGATATCGCACATGATGACGTCGTCCCGGGTGCTGCGACGAGCGATAGTGTCCATAATCTCTTCTCTCTTCTCTTCGTGCTGTCACCGTTCCTCGGCGATGGCTCTAGTATAGGCAGGCCGTGCACCCCCTCGTCAACACCGTGAGGCGTTGCCCTGCTCACATCTCAAGGTGGAGGAGAGACAACGCCTTCCCCACAGCCATGCCCACGTCACCACCACACTCCAGCAACCGCATACAATCAAAAACCGTGTGCGCCCGCCCATCCGCGAGCGGATCATCCGCATGATGCGAGTAGACCAGACCGCCGTCCAGCATCGTCACACCCGGAGCCGTGTCCCCACCACGCGTATACCGCCACCGCCTCCCTATCGACTCATACGGCCAACCAAACAAACCAATGAGATCATTAAACCCGTGCTTTGAATTGAACTCCCCAATCACCCCACCATAGCCGCCATCCGGCACAGAAGACAAAGAAACATCATCGTTTTTCTCCTCATACCCAATATTCTCCAGCCATTTATCAACATTCAAACGAGCACCACCAATAAGCCAATGACGCACTCGCAGCCCAAGATGATGTGATGGCAGAAAAAAAGCACGAGACGCCTCCGCGCACGACCCGTCCCACTGGGCCACCGGCCCCAACACGCTGAAACACGTCCGACCGATCGCCTCACACTCTCCCACGGTCATGCTGCGAGTGCACGGCAGAACAACACGGAAACGCGGAGACGGAAAAGACGACGACGCCGTCTCCCACACAATACCCGTAAGATTCGCCGCCCGCATACGATCACCAACGAAATCTTTCCGCGACCCATGATCCGCATCCAAAACAATCGCCGACCGGGACACAAAGTTCCTTTTCTGCCGCCTGCCTCCTGAAAGAATGCCGGCAAAAAAAGCTGGGGCATCATATTTCTCGCATTTCGAGGGCGCCTCGCACAAGGCAGCAAAATCGGTAAGGTTCACGTTAGTGGCACGCCACCCTGTGATGGAGCGAACATTGCCCGCTACCATCACAGGGAAACGCACCCCGAAAACATCACTCACTGTACGACGGTTCCGCTATCTGATCCCGCAAAATCGCCTCCACGAGATCATTATCCACAATCGCACCTTCCGTCCGGAACTTCACGCCTCGACGAAGAATATACTGCCGATACTCCTCCACGCTCCGAGGAGACAAATTCTTCGCCTCCAGCACTTGATAGAGGCGCGTCTCGGTCGGCGGATTACTACTGAAATCATCCACCATACGCGTCAAATCCGGAACGAAAACATAATCGACCATTTTCAACGCGTCGGGAAGCCAGAAATCGGCGGCCAGGCTGAAAGCTTTCCGCACAGCGGACGATGACACGCTCATCTGCTGCTCGAAAAGAGACAAAATAGCGGCCACGCGCATAATATGATTCCCCATGCGGTCAATGACCGCCTGCACTGCGCGCTGGAAAGGCGACTCGCGGGCCGCCTCCTCACCCCAGGCTCGCATTGTTTCAACCCACACATTCCGCGCGGACTCAGTCACGGTCATGGTTGCCGGCGTATTGACAGGCCAAAACTCGGTGGCGCAAGTAACAGTACCACGGAATTCATACTGCATCATACCCAGCATTACCGAAATGCGCTCGGAAGCATGCTCGACAAAATCATCACCACTATGCGCACTCTGATCATTGCCGGTGACCCATCCGAAAGACGAGGGGTCGGACTTACGATCCTCCTCATCCAACGCGAAAAGAATGCGCGGTCCCCACCCCGTCTCGAACAGAGATTGCGACATGTTATCGACTACATCGCCGAGAATCCCGGTGCCGCAGAAAGCAAGAGAATGAGGAACCCGCTCACTATCCGCACGCCTCACGCCATCGTCGCCGACACGCACAGACTCGACAGTCCTGCCCGAGTAGACGTCGGTCAGGAATCCGATGAGCCCGCTACGATACCCCTCCCCCTGTGACGCGGAGTACATGTTCTGTAGTTCGTCCACGAACATGATAGACGCCCCACCGGGCCGCTGCGCCATCCGCAAATTCAGGCCTTCGGCCGTAACATTCGACCCGAACAGAACATTCGCCATGAGAGACCGCTCGCACGGGCTATTACCAATACTGTTCAGCAAATCTTTACGATCAGCCTCGAACTCGGTGATGCGATTATTGATATCGTCCCGTTCCGTCCGGTACTCGTCAATATCGAGACGCCCGCCCTTCCTCTCCAGGGACTCCAGGCGACGGTGCAGCATGTGGAGTGCTGAATCCACCTCCTGTACGGCCGCCAAAGGCGGAGACGAATCCCACCGAAACGCGCCCACACAGTCATCAAAAAAACCACGCACCAAAGACTGTGCCGTAGTCTTCCTAGACAAGGTGGATGCACCCAGACAATGCGAGTACAAAGTCAGCGGCACCATGTTCTGCGCGTTCGCAGACAAATGAGTCCTCGCAGACAACGGGGCAGACACCATCGTCAGGAAAGTCGTCCACAAGAAACGAGGTGGCGTCTCCGGCGACCTGGACTGCAAATAGTCAATGATCCTGTCAACGAACCAATCATAATGCACGCCACCATCCAGGGACGCGAACTCGTAATCCACAATCCTTTCAACACTCAATTGCTCTCCTCCTCCACGCGAGTGAGAAAACTATTGAAAGCGTCAAGAATCTCGTCGCCGTCGAAAGTGTAGCCGACGTCGAACATGGGGCCCCAGTAACGGTCCTTCTGCTCGAAAATCGTCGCCTTGTAACCGCGCACAGTATCCGCCTCAAAAATAAACCTATGCCCGGACGATGCGACCACAATATGAATGCTGTTGTTCCAAGCACTCACTTCCAGGCCGAGCGAATCATTCCCACCCTTGCCGCCGTAATTCTTGCACGCCTCGATGACATGCTTCAGGAACTCCCAATCGAACAGCTTGATCACTTGTCCCCCCATAGTTTTGTCTTGATTTCGGCGAGCGGCTCCTGAAGCCCCCATGCCCCTTTTCCTCTCTCTACCATTGTTATTGTTTCGTTCGTATCGCGATCTCGAACACTCACAGAATACCCATCCCCCACAATGGAGAGAGTGCCCCCATATTGTTTCCCGATGACATCCAAGTAGAGGACGGGAATGTCGCTGCCCACTATGGCATCCTCCCCAGTATCCAACAAGATGGACTCGCAATGCGGGTCATTGAGCATCTCCGCTACGAATTGGGTCACAATAGGACGCAGCTCATCGTCAATCATGACTCTCCAGCTTCCCTCATGCCAGCCAGCTCTGCGAAACGATTCACGGCATGGACGATGAGGTCCCGGTCGGCTTCAACACCATCCAAACGAATATGATTCGATACCTGAACGATACGAACCCGCCACTCATCGTCTTTCGTGACAACAATCCTGAAGGTGGTCTTATCGGCGGGGTTCATGGCCCGTGCTTCGAAACAAGCCCTGGAAAGGCGGCCGCCGCTATTATCGCCCCACAAGTCAACAGACTTGCACTGTGGCCACCTAACGAAATCGCCAACACAACTAGCAAGATAAGCGAACACGCTCCTATCGATGCTGGAGTCACTCATTGCCGGCCGCCTTGCTGCGGTTCGCCGCGACAATCAAAGCACGGCGGACGAACTCACCAACACTCTCCACCGAAATCGCGACACTCTTCCGCTTAATGGACCTTGCCCTCACCGTGTTACCGGCGACCACGATACGGCAAGTGCTGCCGATAATGACGATGCCGCCGTCATAAATTCTGCGGGCAGGCACATGCACGTTGAACTCATGGCGGCGCCCGTCCTCATTCCACTCACGGACCGCCTGAGTGACAACAGTCTCAAAAACTGCACCCATAGTAATGCTTCTCTCTTCCTAAATATTATGATGAATGCTACTGTTCTATTGAAATGTGGAGGGGTTAAATATTAGAGCCGATCACCTACTCCGCCGGCACACCCGCCAGATCACACAGATCGACCAGCGTGTCCCTAGCATCGGACTGGGCGCACTCCCACGTCAGCGAACCCTTCTCGCCGCCCCGCATTTCCTCCAAACAAAGAATGAAATCATTCGCCAAACGGGCACTCTCCTCCTTTACCTCATGCCGCTTAATGTGTTTGCGAATCCACCTGGCCCCAACGGCCGTATTCTCACCCTTGGTAGAAATATTCCTCCACCACGCATCCACTGCCGTGTTTTTCGCACTGAAATACCACACTGTCGGCCTCTTCTCCCGAATAAACCCCATTTCAACATCCCGGTCAGTCACTCCTTCATCGTTGGGACCATCATATTCAAACCAAAGCATTACTCTCATCCTCTCTTCCTGGAATTGCGATGATGTCAAATGATCTTACTGTCAGGAATCTCCCGGATCCGAGTACAAAACTCACCCCACACCCTATCCACGGCGTCCGACCGGTCAGGAGAATCCAACACGCCAGGGGCAAGCTCGACACCACCCTTACCCCCGCCCACAGCAATCTGCCCAATAATCTCACCATTAAAATAAGCGACAATCAAAGAATCCTCCACCATTGCAAAAGTAATACCACAGGCGCCCGCCACAGAAGCGAGACTCTCCATGACCGAGGCGCCCACAACAAGACGAGCAAACATTTCCTGCACCCGATCCGCAATGTTCTCAGTACGGGTCGCACCAACATTGGTTCCCCAGCTAAGAGTTTCAATATTGTCCACGGTCAACGCGACCTCACCGGAAACGAACGTTATTTCACCCATAGGCTTCGTGTAAACGTGGAACCGCGCCGAATGCGTGAGCGGATTCGCCGGCCTCCATCGGGTAGTAGCCTCAACGGAAGTGCGGGGATGCTCAATAACAGGATCATGAGTGAAGTCGTCCACAAATCTGTCCCAGATGGGACGCTTCGAAGCGTCCTCCCCAGTGAACGGGTCAACGTCCAACTCAACGCCGCTTCGCCTCATAGCGACCATCATGGTGCCAATCGTCGCCCCGCCAGACGACACTATCAGAGTCGAAAACTCGTCCTCGTCAACATGGAGACCATTCTCATCGGCCAAGGTAAGAATGCGGTCATAGATTTTCGCCACACCCACCATGGAAGCCAGCCCCTCACTAGCGGAACGACGATCGTCCGGAAACTCGGAAAGATAGGCGGGCACAATGCGATCGGACAGAAGAATGTCCTCCCCGTCCATTATCTGCATTGTGCCGTCCAACCAAACGCCCCGCGACCAATTCGTGATGTCAATGGTGAAATGCGCGTCGTAAAACACAGTGTCTCTCCTCCTGTTCCTTGTGTTTGTGTTGCCAGAATAGCGGGGGGGTTAGCGTACTCCCAGCGTCCCCCACAGGGTCCAGATAGCGGCCACGACACCGAGCGTCCCCACAATGGCGAAGCACGATGCGGTCAGGTAGATGATGGCGGCGAGGATGATTTCGCTGCTCCGCTTCAAAGGGCGGCGGGTCGCAACGTTGCTGTTACGTGATGCTGCGTGCCTCATAGTCATAATGTCTCCTCTTTCTCCGTGATGGTCTTGGCTGTGTTGTGGGGCGTCTGCCCCCCCCCGTCGGGCTGCCGTCTTGCTCCCGATGGCCTTAACCCTAGGTCCCCGATGGTGGCCTGTCCACCCCACCGAGGTGAGACGTCCACCACAGTCCGGGGTGTTGGTGCACGACGTCGTCAGCCCACCACACCCAGAACACCACGAAAGGCGGATGGGTGATAGGCACATACGGCCGCGCCCTCCATCCCATGCGATCACGAGATGGAGGACGCGATACCAGTCCACTGAAAAAGGCGAGGAGCGGACTCCCCAGCTCACACGTACTGACCCGAGCTGAAAGTCCTACCCTCGACAGCGGACTGGCATGTCATTGGTCGCACGTCTCATATGACATTAATGCCATTCTCCTCCAACACACTCCCGATCTCCTCAGCATTCTCCACATCCACGCTAGCAACGCTGATACCGCATTCGAGCTCGCCGCTACTGTGCTCAATGATTTCTAACTCAAGCGAGACGCGGCTCAACCCGAAAACGATTTCTCTGCCCAATAGTGCGACGGGATGCACGTCCACGTACCCGATGGTGCGGAGAATGTCGAGGGCGCGGATCATCGCGTTAGCGCCGCGTGCGACATTGGCGAGCAGTGTCGTCAAATGTTCGGGCGTTTCCTTTTTGTCGGCGACGCTCACCATGTAGTTCGTGCCGTCCATGTGCTCGATCATAATTGCGAGCCGCGCCGGGGAGTCGTCTGACGACTGCTCAACCCTACGTAGATCCATGTGTCGGACGAGCATTCCCTCATTTGTTGTGTTGCCCATTTGCACGTGTCCTCTCTTTCTTCGTGTGCCGACCTTCGGCGGCGTGTCTACCATAGAAGAGCGGTGGGTGATGCTGTCAACCCTCAACGTGTGTGACTTGTGTCTCAGGGCAATGGAAGGGGTGCGCGCACCCGTGGGCCTGCACTGCCGCCCTTCCTATATCACTATGAGGGCACGGATACATCAACCGCTCCATGCATCTCACTCGACCTCGAGCCCGAGACCTTGACGGCCCTCATGCTCTGCTACATCGAAGACCACGAGGAGATCGCCTACCAGTACGCGCACGTGCTAGTAACCTTCTTCACTATCGATCTGGACGTTCCGGAGGCCCTCCAGCTGACACGCGACATCGCCACCGAGTCCACGAACGACATCCGGAACTTCGGGGGCGCGAAGGCGGCGAGCCGAATCGACGCCGCGCTACGACGGCTGATCGACCGCGTCGACGCCAAGCTGGCCGACTGAGTCACCTGTCGCAGAACAACCGCACAATGTGATAGAAAACACCGCCACTGGGGCTTGGCTAAACGCAAAGCCCCAGTGGAATCCTTATACCAACGGAACAGCCCAACCGACCAGGAAGGAAAGAGAAGATGAGCACCGCCATCTACCGCACCGAGGACCCGACCCTCGAGACTGTCGAGTTCGGCACCGTCTACCAGGTCCATGCTCCTCGCACCGGCGACCCCTGGACCCTCTACAAGGTCTCCGACGACTGTGGCGTCGACTCGATCGAGCCTCTGGACGTCCCCGACGGATGGGACGACTCCTACGAGTATCCGATGGATGACAAGCGCATTTGGCCTCGCATCACCGACCTCGCCATGGATGCCTATCTCGCCCACACCATCCTTGAGATTGCCATCGTCCCCGTTGACGACGAGGAGGTGGACGTCGACTCGCGCGCTCTGCTATATCGCTTCGTCTGGCTCTACTGACTCGACCGTCCTGAGGATGGCGAGGCCCCGTCTTCGATTAGGAGGCGGGGCCTCAGTGCGTCTACGCAGAAGAGCGGTGTGTGGCGGGGGCGTGTGTGTCGGCTACAGCATGCCGATCTCTCACAGTTTCCGTTAACCCTTCGTTTACTTTGTTTACCTCCCGTTTACTTTCTACGCATGTGGGTTGTTTGCTAGCAACATGCTTTCTAGGGCAAAAACACCCGTTTGTGTTACTACAATATTGGTGCATGTCGTCACACTTTCTGTGGTTTCAGCAAGAGTTGTGGCGATATGTTTCCGCGCGATTGCAACGTTTAGTCCTCGTTTGCACTGTCTTGTTGGCAGTGTTTGTTGCGGTGACTTTGGTCCTGTATGCTACACTCGAGTAGACGAATCGTCGAAGACGATCGGCGGCGTAGCCGCTGAGGAGCCCTAGCGACGCAAGCGAGCGTCAGCGCCGCCGGGTGTTTTCGAAGAGCTCGCCACTGTGTTGGGCCCAACCTATACTCTTAAAAGAGTACTAGAATTAGACACTGTCTAACACAAC